GAACAAGGAAGAGGATCTGAACAAGGCCATGGAGTACACGAGGCTTTTAAAAGAGTATCTGTACGGCAAGAAAGACTAAAAACGGAGGGGATCCAATGGGAATCTATTACAATTCATACGAACTGGACTTGAAGCACCAGCTTCAACACTACGTCGAGTGGAAGGTGTTCGTCGAGAACCAGAAAGAGGTCTTGAACAATCTGCGGATGGAAATCTCATTGGAACCCGTTCCTAAAACAACCAAGTTCGGCTTTGATTCCGGGGGCGGAGGATGGGACAAGCACAGCCAGGAGGAAATGTACGTATCGCAGAAGGACGAGAAGGAACACCGCTACCAAGTCAAGCTGATGCAGGTGAAGCAGCTGGAAAGCCAGATCAGAATTCTGGATAACTGCCTGGAAGCACTGACCGGGACGGAAGCTCAAATCGTAAAGGACAGATTCATCTACGGAAAGAAGTGGGAAGCTGTAGCCATTGGAGCCGGGTGCAATGAGAAAACGTGCAGGGACAAGGCTCACAGGGCGATCAGTAAAATGTCCAGGATGGTCTATGCGGAAGCAGGTCCATCTCAAACCAATCTTAAATTCTTTCCCATGGGGTTGTCGGTTAGCTGACAGCCTCCATTTTTTACAATGTGGATAACTATGCGTAAATGTGGATAACTTAAAATAAAACGTAATTTCTGTTTTATTACCGTCTTTTTACTGCAAAATTACCTAATTACACCCACTATAGCCGCAATTTCGGTGCTATACTAGTAATCGTGAAGGCAGGGACAGCAGGTTCCATGTTCATCACTCCAACGTACAACTTCATAGGAAAAAGGCACTTGCAGATGGGTCTGGGGTGCCTTTTTTCGTGTCTGAAAAGGGGTTCGAAATGAAAGGCATAGCTGACAAAATCATAGAAAAGAAAATCGAGGAAGTTGTCCCTTACGAGACCAACCCCAGGAATAACGACAAGGCAGTCAAATTCGTAGCCAACTCCATCAAGCAGTTCGGGTTCAAGGTTCCCATCATCATCGACAAGAACGGGGTGATCGTGGCCGGACATACTCGGCTGAAAGCGGCAAAGAAACTGGGAATGAAAATCGTGCCGTGTATCGTGGCGGATGATCTGACACCAGAACAGGTGAAGGCTTTCCGTCTGGCAGACAACAAGACTGCGGAGCTGGCGGACTGGAACGACGAACTGCTGGAAAGTGAACTGGCAGACATTGACGACATCGACATGGGGCAGTTCGGATTCGAAGGTCTGGAAAACCTGGGCGAGGAAGAAAAGGATGACACATACACGACTGCCATCAATATTCCTCAGTACGACATAATAGGTGACAAGACAGAAATGGGGGGGGTGCTACGACAGCACCAAAACGGACTCCCTGGTGGAAAGGATTGAAGCAAGTTCAGTCAGCGATGAGGAAAAAGAATTTCTGGTGAAAGCAGCACAAAGGCACACCGTTTTTAACTATCGCAAAATTGCCGAGTATTATGCCCAGGCCAGTCCGGAGATGCAGGAATTGATGGAGGAATCGGCCCTGGTGATTATAGATTATGACAATGCGCTGAGAAACGGTTATGTTCAGCTGTCCGAAAGCCTTGAGGAGATTATGCAAAATGCTGAGGGATAATTTTTGTACGTTCATTTTGACGCATGGACGGGCAGGAAACGTAATCACTTATAAGACTTTGAAGGCCGAAGGATATACAGGGCCGCTGTTTCTGGTGGTAGATAACGAGGACAGCCAAATCGAAAAGTATCAGCAGAATTTCGGGAAAGAAAACGTATTGATCTTCGACAAGCTGGCCATCAGTAAAACATTTGATACTGCTGATACCTTCGAGGACAGGAGGACCATCGTATATGCCCGGAACGCCTGTTTTGACCTGGCGAAAGAAAAAGGGTATCGGTACTTCCTGGAGCTGGACGACGATTATACCGTGTTCGCCCAGAAGTATGACAATCATGAGAGGCTGAGCGAAAGGAAGCCCAAAAGCCTGGATGATGTTTTCGAAGCTTTTTTGCAGATGCTCGATTCTGACAGACGGATCTTGACTGTGGCCATGGCCCAGGGTGGGGATTTCATCGGCGGATTGAAAAGCGGAAACTGGAAGAAGCCAGTCATGCGGAAAGCCATGAACACCTTTTTCTGTGACGTGACAAGGCGGTTCGATTTCCTGGGACGAGTGAACGAAGACGTCAACACCTATACGGTGTTGGGCCAAAGGGGGAACCTGTTGTTCAGCTTCCGAATTTTTTCCATCACCCAAAAGACAACCCAGAAGAATAAGGGCGGTATGACCGAACAATACCTGGATGCAGGAACATACGTGAAGAGCTTTTACAGTGTCATGATGTCCCCGTCCTGCGTTAAGATTGCCGGGCTGAATTCGACTCATGCCAGGATACACCATCAGGTTAGTTGGGAAAACTGCGTCCCGAAGATTTTAAACGAGAAGTGGAAAAAATAGACAGGAAGAGATGAAGGGGGTGAAGCCATGCCAGCAGGAAGGCCGGAAAAACCAATCGACAAGAAAACATTTGAAAAGTTATGCGGAATGCAGGCCACAGAAGAAGAAATCTGTGGCTTTTTTGATGTGACCGATAAGACGCTGGCGAAATGGTGCCGAAAAACGTATGGATTGAAATTTTCCGAGGTTTTCAGAATAAAGAGGGGAATCGGGAAAATTTCCCTGCGCCGAACTCAATGGCAGCTGGCCCAGAGGTCTGCCGCCATGGCCATCTTCCTGGGCAAGAACTACCTGGGGCAGAGTGACGACCCGAACAAGGTGGAAAGCTCCAGCGATGGACCAGTAATCATTACAGGGGAGGATGAAATTCAGCCATGAATACGGTAGTTCGCCTTCCAGATGTGGTGGGAGGCCATTATGGGGAGTTCTGGCGGTTCCGTGGACGGTACAGGATCGTGAAAGGGAGCCGGGCCAGCAAGAAGAGCAAGACGGCGGCAATCTGGTACATTTACAATCTCATGAAGTATCCGGACGCCAATCTGCTGGTGGTACGAAAGGTGTACCGGACGTTGCAGAACAGCTGTTTTTCCGATCTGTGTTGGGCCATTAGACGGCTGAGAGTTGAAAAGTATTGGAAAGTGACCAAAAGCCCCCTGGAGCTGGTTTACATTCCCACGGGGCAGAGAATCCTCTTCGTTGGCCTGGATGACCCGTTAAAGATTACGTCAATCAGCGTCCCGAAGGGTGTCCTGTGCTGGTTGTGGCTCGAAGAAGCCTACGAGGTGATGAGTGAGGAAGCGTTCGACCGTCTGGATGAATCCATACGTGGTCAGCTTCCCCCTGGATTGTTCACACAGCTAACGCTGACGTTCAACCCGTGGTCAGAC